ATGAAAATGAGAGAACAGCGTCTCATCGGTGCCGCGCTGGTGATTATGTCCGGCATCTTGATCGCGTTGGCTTGCAGCGGAACAACCCCGGAAGACCGGGATGTGACTGCCGTCCTGCTGACCCTCCCTCTGGGGCTTTACATGATTTTCGCAGACTCCTATGTCCCCCGCAGGGGCAGAGTCCACCATAACAAACGCACGAAAGGAGCTTAACCAATGGCAAGAAAAAGAGTGATCGAGGCCCCGAGCCTCAAGTCCTGGGAGGACGTGAACGACGCCCTCCGTCAGATCGCCGAGGCGCAGATCGCGGTCGGCGACATCGAGAGCGATATGCAGAAGCAGATCATCGGAGCCCAGAAGGTCGCCGAGGAACAGTGCAAGCCCTACAAGGACAGCATCGCCCGCCTGGAGCGCGAGATCAAGACCTTCGTCACCGATCACCGCGACGAGATGGGCAAGGCGAAGTCGATGACCCTCACCTTCGGAGAGGTCGGCTTCCGGCTCTCCACCTCCGTCTCCCTCCCCCGCGCGAAGGAGAAGCTGGAGGAGATCATCCGCCGTCTCAAGTCTCGGCAGATGACCGACTGCATCGTGGTCGAGGAGAAGGTCAGCAAGGAGGCCCTCAAGAAGTACGGGGAGGACACGGTCAACGCTGTCGGGGCCACCTGGAAGCAGGGCGACGTCTTCGGCTACGAGGTCAACATCGCCAAGCTGGAGCAGATCAAGGCGGGCAACTAAGAAAGGGGGCCCAGGAATGGCAGCAGCAAGAACAGGGCGAAAGCAGCCCTCCATCCGAACGCTCTGGGCGATCGCGAAGTCGCCGGAGCTCATGCTCACGGGCGAAGACCTTCACGCCGTCGTGTACCGGGAAACCGGGAAGGAGTCCATGAAGAAGCTCTCCCAGGGAGAGATCAACACCGTCGCCCGCGTCCTCCAGAACATGAAGGACGGGACGAAGCGGGACATCTGCAGCAAGCGCACCGACGAAGGGGGCGACCCCCGCACCGTCTCGCAGCGGCGCAAAATCTACGCCATCTGCGAAGAGCTCGGGTGGAACGACGACCCAAGGCGCATCCAGGGCTTCATCAAGCGCGTCGCCCACGTTGACCGCATCGAATGGCTCGACAACGCCAAGTGCGAGAAGGTCATCGAGGGGCTCAAGGCAATCCTCGCGCGGCAGAAGCAGAAGGAGGCCCGGAATGAATAGGCCGACCGCAGCGAGCGACGAGGCCGTCCTGGGGGCTCTCGAAGGCATCGTTCGGATGCAGCGCGGCATACGGAGCAGCGACATCGACGTGTGCATCGAGACCGGGCTCGTATTCCTTCGCATCAACTACCAGAGCCTCCCGGGAAACATCGCCCGCCGCCTCACCGAAATCGACCCCCGCGCCGTGGAGGAAATCCCAGCCGCGACGGATAAGGGCGGGAGCCGGGAAAAGCAGCGGGCACTCGCCGCCAAACTGGCGAGCGACGCCGCCTTTGCCCAGGCTATCCGGGCGGCGAACGTGTACCGGGAGAAGACCGGCTACGGCCCACTCGGGCCCGATGGCTGGCCGGAAGACCGGGGAGGTGAAGAATAATGCCCCAGAAGAAAAAACGGCTCACACAGCGCGAGAAGGACAGGAGAGCGGCAATCAAGAAGCAGCTCCAGGAAGAAGGCTTCCTTCCTCCGAACAAGCCCAGGTTGAACCGCAAGAAGTTCGCCCGGGAGGTCTGGGATGAGTTCAATGCGATGGACACATTCACGGGCGACTTCTATCTTCGCAGAGCGATAGCGGCCACCGTGGGGCCGGATATGCCCGAGGCAACGCCGGAACAGGTCGGCGTTCTCAAGCTCCTCAAGCTCGCGGTGGAGACGGAGAAGTTTATGAAGGCCCTCGAGGCAGAGGGCCGGGACAAGTACACAATCGGGGAATACCACGAGAAGGTCTACGCCCCGGTCATGAATTTATAACAGGAGGTTCACATCATGGCAGCAGCCAACAAGAAAACCAATACCGCCCAGGCGGTCAACACCACACCGGCCCAGGAGCCGGAGATCAACGAAGTCGACGGGGAGCCTATCTTCCACGCTGACGAGGAGGAGGGCGACGGTGATGAGTAAGATCAAGATTTGCCTCGACGCCGGACACGTCGGCAGCAAGTACAATCAGAGCCCGGTCGTGAAGACCTACTACGAGAGCGCGATGGTCTGGAAGCTGCACCTCAAGCTCAAGGCCGAGCTGGAGACCCGGGGCTTCGAGGTCATTACCACCCGGGCGGACATCGACACCGACCTCGGCGTCTATGAGCGCGGCGCAGCATCGAAGGGGTGCAACGTCTTCATCTCCCTCCACTCCAACGCTTGCAGCACCGAGAGCGTGGACTACCCTGTAGTCTACCGGGCCTACGACAATTTGAACGACGTCGACGTCCTCGCGCTCCAGATTGCAAAGAAGATCGGCGAGCTCATGGGAACCAATCAAGCGGGGCGAACGGCGACCCGGAAGAACAGCGCGGGCGGCGAATACTACGGCGTCCTCCGTGGAGCCCGGGCCGTTGGCACCCCGTTCTATATGCTCATTGAGCACAGCTTCCACACCAACACCGCCGCGACGAAGTGGCTCTCGGTGGACGCCAACCTGGACAAGCTGGCGGTCGCCGAGGCAGAGCTGCTGGCGGACTACTTCGGCGTCAATGACACACCCAAGACCGAGATCATGGGCGAGGCCCATGCCACGGCACAGCAGATGGCCCTCTTTTGCAGGAGCAAGAACGCGGAGCCCAAGCTGACGAGCTGCACCCTGGAGCAGCTCGCGGAAATCTTCCTGGAGGAAGGCAAGGCCGAGGGCGTTCGCGGAGACGTCGCCTTCGCCCAGAGCCTCCACGAGACCGGCTACTTCAAGTTCGGCGGCATCGTCCTCCCGAGTCAAAACAACTACGCGGGCATCGGAGCTCTGAACGGGAACGCCACGGGACAGGCCGCTACCTTCCCTGACCCCCGCACCGGCGTCCGCGCTCAAATCCAGCACCTCAAAGCATACGCATCCACCGAGCCCCTGGTCAACACTTGCGTCGACCCCCGCTTCTCTCTTGTGGCTCGCGGCTCTGCTCCCTATGTGGAGTGGCTCGGCGCGGCGGACAACCCCAACGGAAAGGGGTGGGCCGTCCCTGGCAGCGGGTACGGCGCGAACGTGGTCAAGCTCCTCGGTCAGATCATGGCCCAGGAAGCCCCTGAGAGCCCCTCTCCGGCCCCGGAGCCCGACCCCCTGGCAAATTACCCGGACTGGCAGCGGAACGGCCTGACGGCCCTTGTGAAAGCCGGAGTCATCAATTCCCCGGACTACTGGGCCAACAAGTTCGGCGAGGCAATCAAGGTCGGAGAGACCATCGGCATCCTGGGCAAGATGATGGAGCAGCCGACCGAGTAAAAGAAAGGAGGGCGGGACATGGACAATCTCTCGAAAGAGCTGACGATCGACATGATAACAGATGGAGACAACAGGACGATCGCGGAGGCAATCGGAGTCGAAAACTTCTACAAGCTCTGCGAGGTCGTAGGCGGTGCCACCATCTACCTCCCGAAGCCGGAGAGCGTCCTCAGACCCGTCCGCGACGCCCACATCAAGGCCGAGTTCAACGGCTACAATCACCCGGAGCTCGCCCGAAAATACAACGTCACCGAGCGTTGGGTACGGCAGCTTTGCGGAGACGGAAAGCTCGAAGGGCAGCTTGAGCTCTTCGACATCCTAACCGGCACGGACGGGCCGGGAGACACAACTTAATAAAAGCTATCTCTTAGAAGTGCTACATATAGAGGCTTCCGAGAGGATGGTTTACCCTAAGAGTACAAGCGTAGCTTGTACTCTTATTTTTTACCCAAAAGGAGGACGCAACACATGGACATGAACATCATCCAGAGCGCGGCGACCGAGGTGCTGGTGAACCTCTCCCTCGCCGTCATCTCCCTCGCGGGAGCCTACGCGGTCTACTACATCCGCCTCGGGGCCTCGAAGCTGAAAGCGCAGACGGCCCAGATCGAGGACGAGTCGGCCCGCAAAGTGCTCGACAACGCCCTTGCGGACGTCGAGAACCTTGCGACCAAGTCGGTCGGCGCGATGGAGCAGACCACGGCAAAAGCCCTCCGCGACGCGGTCAAGAGCGGGGCCGCGAACCGCGAGGACTTGCTTGCCCTGGGCAAACAGGTCTTCAACGAGGTCAAGGCAGCGATCGCGCCGGAGGCCCAGAAGGTCATCACCGACAACCTGGGCAGCTTCGACGACTACCTGACGAAGTGCATCGAGGACGCCGTCCTGAAGGTGAAGCAGAGCGACCCGTTCATCACGCTCCCCGAGGGCGTGCTGCTTGAGGGCAACACCGTCACCGAGGAGGCTGCTCCTTCTTCCAAAGAGTAAGGAGGGGCGCACATGGACGTCGCACAGATCACCACCGTCATCGGCGCAGCGGCTTCCCTCCTTTGCACCCTCGTCGTCGGTGCTCTGACGTTCTTCATCAAGAAGACGCTCGCGACGCTGGAGGAGGCAGACAAGAGGAACGCCGCCCAGATCGCGGAGGCAAAGAAAGAGGCCGCTGAGAAGATCGCGAAGGTAGAAGAGAAGCTCAACGACCTCAAAGCAGACCTCCCGCTGGTGTACGTCACCCGGGAGGACTACATCCGGGTCATGAACCGGGTCGAGGATAAGCTCGACCAAATTCTCTACGGCAAAGGAAAAGGAAAGGAGGAATAACAGCTCATGGCAATCATGGACGAGCTGACGGAACAGGAAGTCAGCAAGAATAAAGCTATCCGGGGCTACATCATCCGGGCCCTGGCGAAAGGCAACCAGAACACGCTCCTCGTCCGGCAGATCACGAACGCCCTCGTCGCCGATGGCTTGATCTACTCCCCCGACATCTCGAAGCACATTGAGTATCTGGAGGAGGCGGGCTACATCGTTTTCACCAGCCGGACGGCGAACGCATACAACGCCTACCGAAAGGACGCCGTCATCAAGCTCACGCGGAAGGGTGTCGACCTTCTGGAGAGCACGATTGACGACCCCGGCGTCGATGTCTAAGAACGAGCGACGCCGGACACGGGTGAGCTCGACGATCGACAAGCTCCCGGATGACATTAAGGGGCAACTCGACGTCAAGCTATCCGACACCACCAACACCTACGAGGAGCTCTCTGCATGGCTCAAAAGCGAAGGGTACGAGATCAGCAAGTCGGCGATCGGTCGGTATGCTATCCGAACCACCCAAGCCGCGCAGCGCGTCGCCGAGACCATCCAGAGGACTCAGGCAATCGCCCAGGCCGTTGAAGCGCACCCCGACCTCGACTACACGAAGGCGGCGTCAATGGTGCTCATGGACGGTCTCATGCAGCGGGTCAGCACCGCCGAGGACGACTTCCAGGAAATGCCCCTCGACAAAGCGGGGCGGCTCATCGCCTCCCTGGCCCGGAACGCGACTTATGAGAAGCGTGTCCGAGCAGACCTCAAGAAAAAGGCGGAGCTCGCCTTCGATCAGATGGAGGCCGAGCTCATGGCGGCGATCAAGCAGCACCCGGAGCTCGCGGGAGAGCTGCATGACGTACTTGCGCGGGCGAGAGAGAAGGTGCTGACCGATGGCGAAGATTGACATCAATGAATACCTCGAACGGCTCGAGGAGCCGGAAGACCGCGAAGTGGTCGCAAACCGTGACTACCAACGGCAACTTTTTCTCGATTATGTTGTCCGAGGTGACAACTTCCCCGAACGTCGGGCGCAGCTCCTCCAGGACTTCAAGGACGGGAAAGAGCTGACCGGGCCGAAGGGGCTGCGCCGGAAGCTCGGGGCATTTGATCTTGAATACTTCGGGCGGGCCTATCTCGCGCACTACTTCGTCCGGCCTTCCCCGGCGTTCCACGGGGAGCTCGACAAGATATGGCGCGAGGGCGTCATGAAGGGCCTCGACCCCGGGGAGTCTGCAAAAGAGATCTCCCGGGCCGATGGATGTCACCGGGCAATCGAGGCACCCCGTGGTCACGCAAAGAGCACGACCTTCACCTTTAAGGACTCCATCCACGCCTCTGTCTACGCCTACAAGCATTACATCCTCATCCTGTCGGACAGTTCCGAACAGGCGGAAGGGTTCCTCGCGGACATCAAGACGGAACTCGAAGAGAACACCGTCCTCAAGGAAGACTTCGGAGAGCTGGAGGGAAAGGTCTGGAAGTCCTCGGTCGTCCTGCTCTCCAACGGTGTCAAGATCGAGGCAATCGGCTCCGGCAAGAAAATCCGTGGTCGACGTCACAAACAATGGAGACCCGACCTCATCGTCTGCGACGACCTGGAAAACGACGAGAACGTTAACACCCCGGAGCAGAGAAAGAAGCTCCGCGACTGGTTCTATAAGGCGGTCTCGAAGGCGGGCGACACCTACACCGACATCGTCTACATCGGGACGCTGCTGCACTTCGACGCGCTGCTTGCCAATGTGGCGAAGAACCCAAGCTACAAGTCGGTCAGGTATCAGGGCGTCATTAGCTTCGCCACCAACGGCGAGCTCTGGGACGCCTGGGAAGCGATCTTCACCGATCTCACCAACGAGAACCGGCAGGAGGAGGCCCTGGAGTTCTACGAGGCCAACAAGGACGAGATGCTGGAAGGCACCTCCGTCTTGTGGGAGGAGAAGCTCTCGTACTACGACCTCATGGTCATCCGCGTCTCAGAAGGCGAGGCGTCGTTCAACAGCGAAATCCAGAACGACCCAATCGACCCGGAAAACTGCACCTTCCAAGAGGAGTGGTTTGACTTCTGGGATGACGACGGGAAGCAGCCCCCGGACTTCTCCGACCCGAAGTTCCTGTTCATCGGGGCGAACGACCCCTCACTGGGCAAGAACAAGAAGTCGGACACCAGCTCCATCTTCGCTCTGGCGAAGGATACGTCCACCGGCTACATCTACGTCATCATCGCGGACATCGCGAAGCGAAAGCCCGACCAGATCATCGAGGACGCCCTGGAGGCAAGCCGCCGCCTCAAGCGAGAGTACAAGCGGCCCTACTACCAGTTCGGCGTCGAGACGGTTCAGTTTCAATACTACTTCGCCGAGATCATGCGTCAGAAGTCCGCAGCAGTCGGCGAATACCTCCCCATTGTGGAGATCAACAGCACACAGAACAAAGACGCTCGCATCCAGTCCTTGCAGCCATTCATCAAGAACGGCTACGTCAAGTTCAGCCGGAAGCACAAGACCCTCTTGAAGCAGATGACCGAGTACCCGATGGGCAAGAACGACGACGGCCCGGACGGCCTCCAGATGGCGGTCAAGCTGGCCCTCGATGTCAAAGTCGGGCGGAAGGTCGAATACAAGAGCGTCATCGCCCGCGCCCTGGACTTCAAGCGCGGAGCCTATTAAGGAGGTGGGGCATATCACCATCAAAGAGAACACCATCATCCACGACGACAGCCTCACCGTGCTCCGACAGATGGAGGCGGAGAGCATCGACGCGATCATCACAGACCCGCCCTATGGCATCAACTACGTCTCCCAGACCGGGGCCCGGATTAAGAACGACAAGTCGCCCTTCATCTGGTTCCTGTATGACGCCTACAGGGTTCTGAAACCCGGAGGAGCCATTCTCTGCTTTACCAGATGGGACGTCGAGCAGACCTTCATCGACGCGATCAAGCTGGCGGGCTTCCAGGTGAAAAGTGAAGTTATCTGGGACAAGGTTCATCACGGAATGGGAGACACGAAGGCGGCGTTTGCACCATCCCACGAGAACATCGTCTTCGCAATCAAGGGGAAGTATAGCTTCCCTGGACACAGGCCGAAAGACCTCGTTACCTTCAGCAAGCTCGGGAGTGCCCAGATGATACACCCAACAGAGAAGCCGGTGGGACTCATCGCGAACCTCATCACGTCCGTCACGAAGCCGGGAGACCTCATTCTTGACCCATTCGCCGGGAGCGGCTCCACTCTGGTCGCGGCAAAGAAGACCGGGCGGAGGTTCATCGGCGTCGAGCTGGATGACGAGTATTTTGAGAAAGCGCACCGGCGCATCGAGGAGGCGGTTGAATGAGTAAGAAGCAAAAGCGGCAGAAGCAGCCGCAGCAGAACACCGCGCCGCTCCGCCGCCCCGATACAAACGAGATCGCCGTCGCCCAGGTGACGGACAAGTACAGCGAGTACCCGAGCAACGGGCTCACGCCGGTCAAGCTGGCGGAAATTTTCAAGGAGGCCGACGCGGGAGACGTTCTCCGGCAGATGGAGCTATTCGAGGAGATGGAGGAGAAAGACCCCCACCTGTTCAGCCAGCTCCAGACCAGAAAGAACGCCGTCACGGGGCTCGACTTCGAGATCATCCCGTTCAGCGATGACCCGAGAGACAAGGAGATCGCCGACTTCATCGAAGAGCAGATCAACGGCATCGAGAGCCTTGAGGACGTCGAGACCGACCTCCTGGACGCGATCGGAAAGGGCTTCGCCGTCTCCGAAATCATGTGGGGCTACGACGAGGGACACGTCGTTGTCAGGGAGATCAAGTCCAGGCATCAAAAGCGGTTCTTCTGGGATAGCCTGGATGACTCCTTCAAGGTACGCACCAAGGACGCACCCGAGGGCATCCTGCTCCCCACGAACAAATTCATCGTCCACAGGTACAAGGCCCGCAGCGGACACACATCCCGGGCGGGCATCCTCCGGGTCGTTGCCTGGATGTACCTATTCAAAAACTACGATCTCAAGGACTGGGTCAGCTTTGCCGAGGTCTACGGCCTACCGCTTCGCCTGGGCAAGTATGCGCCCGGGGCGAGCGAGGCGGACAAGGTCGCCCTCATGCAAGCCCTTATCCAGATCGGCGCGGACGCGGCGGGCATTATCCCGGACGGCACATCGATCGACTTCATCACCACGGAGAAGACGTCAAGCTCTGACCTGTACGAACGCCTCGCCCGATATTGCGACGAGCAAATCTCCAAGGCAATCCTCGGGCAGACGCTCACCTCTGACTCTGGCGGCGGAAGCTACGCCCAGAGCAAGACGCACAACGACGTCCGGCACGACTTGACCGTCGCTGACTGCAAGTCCCTTGCATCCACGCTCCGACGCGATCTCATCCGTCCCTTGTGCATCTTCAACTTCGGAGAAGACAAGCGCGTGCCGCATATCCGCTTTGACTGCGAGGAGTCGGAAGACCTTACCCAGACGGCGACCATCATCGGCACACTCGTCAACGAGGTCGGCCTCCGGGTTCCGACGAGCTTCATCTACAAGAAGTTCTCCATCCCGGAGCCGGAAGCTGACGAGGAAGTCGCTGCACCCAGGTCGACAAGTGCGGGATTGACCGGGCTCCCATTCAAAAAGGAGCCAAACCCGGCGCAGATCGCGCTCAAGGCCGAAGGTGATGGCGGCATCGGAACACAGCAGCACATCGACAAGCTCGCATCCGCAGCCGTGCGGCACGGGGCCGGTAGCTTCAAGCGTGCCTTCGGCCCTGTTCTCAAGATAATTGAGAAAGTGGAAAGCCTTGAGGAGCTCCGCGACATGATGGAGGACGACAAGGCCGTTGCCGAGCTTTATGCCGCGATGGATGTCTCCGAGGTGGAAGAGCTGCTGCAAAAGGTCATGCTCTACGCAGACCTCGAGGGGCGGGTGCTGGAGAATGGCTGACATCGACGAGATTTTCACGCGGAAAGACATGACCTTCGAGGAGGCCGTCAGCTACTTCAAGGAGCGCGTCCCGGTAACAGCTGCGAAGTTCTACGCAATCGCCGAGGAGTACCGGGGGCTCGCCTTCACGGTCAGCGGCTACACCAAGGCCCAGATGCTCAAGCGGTTCTATGATGAGCTTCTTGCAGCCCTGGAGGAAGGAAACACCCTCTCGGAGTTCCGGGCGAACATGAACGAGTTCCTCGAAGCCGAAGGCTATGAAGGGCTCGACCCGCTGCAAGCCGACAACATCTTCCGCACCAACATCCAAACGGCATATAACGTAGGGCACTACGAGCAAATGACAGACCCGGACGTCATGCAGCTCCGCCCGTACTGGATGTACGACGCCGTCAACGACTCCCACACGCGCCCGAGTCACCTTGCGATGGACGGGAAGGTATTCCCGGCAGACAGCCCTATATGGGACACATGGTTTCCTCCGAACGGCTTCCGCTGCCGCTGCACCGTGAGGACGCTCTCAAAGCGTCAGGTGGAGCAGCGGGGCTTGAAGGTTGAGACGTCCTTCCCGGCAGTTGCTCCCGACCCCCACTTCTCCTCCAACCCCGCAAAGGTACGCTTCGAGCCCGACATGAAAGACTATCCCGAGCCGCTGGTGAAGGCGTACCAGAACAGGGAAAAGGAGCGGATGGGCGTGTAAGCCGCTGAGAGGCCCACAGAGGGCCGCAGAGCGGCGGGCGACCGCAGGGGGGCGGGAGCCCGGAAGAAGCGAAATAGGGGCGTTTGCACGCGTGCTAACGGCCTTAGAGCAAGGCTCGGGAAGAAACCGAAGGAGGACACAGCAAAAATGAATGAGTTTTTCATCCTCAAGGGCAGCAACGTGGAGCTTGAGGGGGCCCCGGAGACAATCTCCGTCCTCCCCCTGGGACACGTCGTCAGCTCGAAGGGGGAGTTCGATGTTGACGAGGAGAGCTACAAAGCGATGAAGGCGCAGATCGCCAAACGTGGCGTCGATCTCGTTGTCGACTACGAACACCAGACGCTCAAGGGGGTCGAAGCCCCCGCTGCCGGATGGGTCAAGGAGCTCAAACTGGAGGACGGACAGATCAAGGCCGTCGTCGAGTGGACGCCCAGAGGGGCGCAGTACCTCCAGAACAAGGAGTACCGCTACCTCTCCCCCGTGGTCAATGTCCGCAAATCAGACAACAAGGCGACGGGGCTTCACTCTCTGGCTCTGACAAATACCCCCGCGATCGAAGGAATGACCGCAATCGTTAATTCTGAAACTTTTGAAGGAGGACAAAACAACATGGAAATCATCAAGAAGCTCGCTGAGCTGCTGGGCCTGGGCGAAGACGCCAACGAGGAGCAGGTCATGGAGGCTCTCAAGGCGTGCGTCGCCGAGAACAAAGCTCTCAAGGAGGGGCAGCAGCCCCCCGCCGCCGACGAAAACGTCGTCGCAAACAAGGCTGTGTGTGAGCTGCTGGGACTCAAGGCCGGAGCAGCCACGGATGACGTCACGGCGAAGATCATGGAGCTCAAAGGCGGCACCATCGACGGCGTCAATGTGCTGGAGGAGCTCAAGGCTCTCAAGCAGCAGAACGCGCAGCGCGACGCCGACGAGGCTGTCACCCTGGCTCTCAAGGCCGGAAAGATCACTCCGGCACAGAAGGAGTGGGCCAGGAGCTACGCTCTGAGTGACCCGAAGGGTTTCGGCTCCTTTGTGGAGAAGGCTCCCCAGGTCGTTCCCATGAGCGAGATCGCCGGTGGCGACAATCTCCCTCTCAAGGGCGACCAGATCGACAACGCGACGATGCTCGTCTGCAAGCAGCTCGGCATCAGTGCCGAAGACGTCAAGAAGTACGGAATGAAGGAGGACTAACATCATGGCAGCTCTGACCAAAGAAAGGGACACCACCGAGATCATGCAGGACGCGAAGTTCCTGTATCTGCCCGTCAAGGGCGGCACCACCATCTACCAGGGGGCTCTCGTCGCCCTGGACGCCAACGGCTACGCAATCCCCGGCAAGAAAGCGACTGGCCTGACCGCAGCGGGCCGCGCGGAGGAGACCGTCGAGAATAAGGGGGCAGATGGCGAGGCGTTCATCCACGTCGCTCGCGGCGTGTTCTTCTTTAACAATACCGCCACCACCTCGAACAAGATCGGCGCGGCCCACGTCCTCAAGCCTTGCTACATCGAGGACGATCAGACCGTCACCGCTCTTGCGACCGGGGCTTCCGCCGCTGGTCTGGTCGTTCGCGTAGACGAGGACGGCGTCGCCGTTGAAATCGGTCGCGGCGTCACCGTGACCAGCGCGTCCTAACACCAACAAACAAAAGGAGGATAACACATCATGATTATCAATCCCCAGAACCTCAGAGGCATCTACGTCTCTTTCAACACTCTGTTCAATCAGGCGTTCTCTGAGCAGAAGCCGACCTATGAGAAGGTCGCGACCGTTGTCCCTTCCACCAGTGACAGCGAAACCTATGCGTGGCTCGGCGACATCCCCGGGATGAGGGAGTGGATCGGCGACCGCGAAATCCAGAACCTCACCGGCTCTGACTACACCATCAAGAACAAGGACTTCGAGCTGACCGTCGGCGTCGACCGCAATGCGATCGAGGACGACAAGATCGGCCTGTATAAGCCCTCTATCCAGATGCTCGGCGCGTCCGCTGCTTCCCATCCCGACGAGCTGGTCTACGCGCTGCTGGCCTCCGGCTTCGAGGCGAAGTGCTACGACGGCAAGGCGTTCTTCGCTACCGACCATGAGGTCGGCAAGAACGCGGTGAGCAACAAGATCACCAGCAAGCTCTCCCTGGAGTCCTATGTCACCGCCCGCGCGATGATGAGAGGCTACAAGAACAGCAAGGGCCGCTCCCTGGCCCTGGTTCCCAATCTGCTGGTCGTTCCGCCCGCTCTGGAGGCCAAGGCCCGGGAAATCCTGGTCGCCGAGTTCATCAACGGCACCAAGAACACCATGCAGGGCACCGCAGAGCTCCACGTCGAGCCCCGACTCACCAGCGACGCGGCGTGGTTCCTTCTGGACACCAGCCGCCCCATCAAGCCCCTCATCTACCAGCAGCGCAAGAAGGCGAAGTTCGTCTCCAAGACTGCCGAGACCGATGACAACGTCTTCATGAGCAAGAAGTTCATCTATGGCGCGGACAGCCGTGGCAACGCTGGCTTCGGCTTCTGGCAGATGGCGGTCGGCTCTGACGGCTCCGAGGTCTAAACCTCCCGCTTTTGACAGAAGGGAGGGGACGGCGTGAGCTACAGCACGAGAGTCGAAGTCCGTAGCATGGTAAAGGATGACGCCCTCAACGCGATCATCGGGGACACCTTCATCGAAGACCCCGCAGAACGTGAGGAGCTGGTCGCCCCGATCATTGACGAGGCGATCGCGGACGCTGACGGTGAGATCGACGGCTACCTTGCCAAGAGGTACGCCGTGCCAATCTCACCGGCCCCCAAGATCATCAACAAATGCTCGAAGGACATCGCAGTCTATAACCTGTTCTCTCGCATCGGCATCGACGAGAGCACAGATCAGAAGACCTATCTCAACCGCTACAATCAGGCGATCAAGTTCCTCACGCTTGTCGCGGAGGGAAAGGTCTCACTCGGGGCCGAGACCGATGACCCGACCACCGCAGCGGCGACCGGGTTCTCGGTGAAATCGAACCCCCGGATTTTCAGCCGGGACAAAATGAGGGGGATGTGAGCCATGTATAGCATCCGACTCGAAGGGGACACCCAGGCGATGCTCCGAAAAATAAGGAGTTTCTCGGAGATCGACAAGAAGAGCATCAACGCAGCTCTCGCCGAAGGTGTCCGGGAGTCCACCCTGGAACGCTTCAAAAAGAGCAGAGACCCGAGCGGCAAGCGGTGGAAGACATCCATAAGGGCGGAGACCGAGGGCGGGAAAACGCTCATCCAGTCCGCGCAGCTCCGCAACTCCATCAAATCGAAGTCGGACGCTACAGGCTTTGCGGTCGGCACCAACGTCAAGCACGCGGCGACGCACCAGTTCGGCGAACCGGGCCGCACAATCCGGGCTCGCAGAAAGAAAGCCCTCCGCTTCCAGGTGGGAGGCAAGTGGGTTTCTAAGAAGCAAGTCCGCATCCGCATCCCCGCCCGTCCCTTCCTCGGCCTCTCCGACGACGATATGCAGGAGATCAAAGCAACGGTCGAGGACTTCATCGGAAAGGAGAATTAACCCGTGCTCTACGGACAAAGCAAACAATACCTTCTTGATAAGCTCGTGGCGGCAGGGTTAAAGTCCAAGCCGTACACAACCCAGAAATCTCTCGAAAAGAGTCAGGAGTCCCACATAGGAGCGGTGCTTTTCGAGTCAGAGGCCCTATCCAGAAACGGCTCCAAAACCTACTACATTGACCAAGAGGGAGCGCAGAAGAAGAGGAGAAAGGTCTTTGAACGGAAGCTCACGTTCACGGTGGTCATCGGGGACTATACCGACGACGCGGTCGAGACCATCTTCGAGAAGTTTCTCGCGAGCCTTGACCGGGGCATCTATGTCGACGGCAACTTCGTCCAGATCGATGTCGAGGGAGCGGACTGGGTCGACAAAGACGACTCCATTCTCAAAGCCCAGGTTGCCGTCCAGGCGACGGTCTCGTTTGACGGTGGCCTTTATAGGGACACGGGCTTCGCGCCGCTCACCGGCGTCGAGGTCGTGTCCGTTGAAAAGAACAACGGAAAGGAGCCTTGATAATGGCAACCAAAACCAAACAGCCGGAGCTCTTGACGATCGGAGAGCTCTGCAAGAAGCACAATATCAAGCGGGCCGTCTTCGCTGGCGCGTGTGTCGCGAGCGGATGGAAGCCCGGAAGAGTGATGTCTGACGAGGAGTTCCTCGCTGGCATCGAGAGGTTCACCAGGGGGCCCGCGAGCGGCCCCAGGAGCAAGGAAAGTGAGGCGAACGAGTAAATGCTCAGAGATGTTAAACACAACGTCAGCGACGGCCTTCTGGACTTCGCGACGCCCACAGGCGACGGCCTCCACATCAAAGTCGGCGTCTCCCCCGTCGTTTCCGACACCCCGATCATCGTGACCGGGGATATGGACGCGGCGATGATTAAGAAACGCCTCGGCATGTCTCCCCTGGCCGACGCCGTCATGGACTCCGTCCAGTTCGGTGCGAGCCGTGTCTACTGCCTCCCTGTTACCGCCACGACGGCGGGAACCATCGGAGAGGTCACAAGAGTGGGAGATGGCGGCGGCAGCATGACCGCAACCGGCTCCCCGACGAACGCCTTCTCGGTGATCGTGAAGATCACCGCACAGGGCGGACTCAACACCGCTGCCTTCATCGTTTCCATCGACGGCGGCTTCTCCTACAGCGACGAGATCACCGTGCCCATGACCGGCTCTTATGAGCTCTCCGGGACTGGGATGACGCTCAAGTTCGTCGAGGCCACACAGGCCGACCAGAAGCCGAGCTCCTTCCTGGTGAACGATACCTACTCCTTCCAGACCACCGCCCCTGTCGCCACCAACGGCGACATCCTGGATGCCCTCCAGAAGATCACCAAGTTCAACCAGGAGGTCGAGGGTGTCCATATTGTCGGCGCAAGTGCGCTGGCTCTCTGGCAGGCGGTCAGCGAGTTCAGGAAAGAGCTTTTCGAGGTCTATCACAAGCCCATGTTCTTCGTGTTTGAGCCTGAGTTCCCCGAGGAGGGCGAGAACGGAGACCTCCACGACTGGGCCTTCCAGATGGAAGCCGACCGTAAGAAGATCAAGGACACGGACATCCAGGTGTGCGCGGCATGGGGCCGCCTTGTGAAACTGGATGGCACCACGCAGAACGTCAATCTCGCGGGCGTGGCCCTCGGTCGCTATGCGATGACATCCGTGCAGAAGTCCATCGGCCAGACCCGCCCCGAGGCTGGCATGGGCATCCCGAAGACGAAGCTGCTTGAGCTGCTCCCGGCAGGGTATGACAACAGCATCATCGAGCTGCTGGACGTGGCGGGCTATATGACCTTCCGCGAATATGACGGCCTGGATGACTTCTTCGTCTACCACACGAAGATGATGAGCCCGGACGGCAGCGACTTCCGCTACATGGAAGATGTCCGCGTGAAGAACAAGATCATCCGCGAGACCCGCAAGGAGGCCCTGCTGCTCAAGAACGATGACATCGACCTGGAGGACATCCAGGGCGAGCTCGAAACCAGGGCGAAGTTCATCAGCGCGCCCCTTGACCGCATGGTCGACGATAAGGAGATCAGCTCCTATGAGACGACCGTTGTCGAGGGACAGGAGGAGACCTTCCTCGAAGATGAAACCATGCGTATCAAAATCCGCTATCTGTCCCGTGGCTATATCCGCGAGGTCGAGATTGACCTGGGACGCGCGGCTCTGGCGGAAAGTTAATGGAAGGAGGAAAAGACCATGCTCAAAGTAAACGGGAAAGCCTACGACTGGGCTGACGTTGACGTCAAGTTCCCGGGTCTTGTGCTCCAGCTCCAGGAGATCAGCTATGATGACGAGCAGGAGAAGGAGGAGACCTACGGCAAGGGCTCTATGCCGCGCGGCTACGGCACCGGCAACTATAAGGCGTCTGGCAAAATCTCCATGCTCCGCGACGACTATGACGATCTCCTGGACTACTGCAAGTCCAAGGGACTCGCGTTCTACAAGCTGGAAATTCCGTCGATCGTTGTTTCCTACGCCAACGATGGCGGGCGGACGAGAATTGATGAGCTCAAGAAAGTCCATTTCTCGAAGCGCAGCAACAAGGCGTCCCAGGGCGACAAGAGCCTGACCGTCGACATCGACCTCATGATCGTCGGCGGCATCATCCAGGACGGCGTCAAGCCGGTCTAAGCGTTATCTCAAAATAATTGATAGGAGGAAGTCACACTATGGAAAGCAAGGAAAACATCGTGACCCAGGCAAGCTCCGACGAGCAGCTCAAGGAGAAGTACGGCGGCAAGCTCTACCGCGTCGGCATGACCGTCCCCGTGGACGACGAGAACGAGATGGAGTACGTCTACCGCTTCAAGCGTCCCAGTGTGCCCAGCTACGACCGCTACATCAAGAGCGCGTCCCAGTCCGGCATCACGAAGGCGAGCAAGGTGTTCATGCTGGACGCCGTGATTGATGAGGACAGGGATAAGCTCACGAAGGACATGGAGGAGAACCCGGGCATCGCTATCACCATCGGCAACAAGCTCACGGAGATCCTCGGCCTGACCAACACGGCAAATTTGAAGAAGCTCTAAGAGAGAAGGTCGCGGGGGTTCGGGAAAGCATCGTAGAGGCCGGACTTCTGGAAATCTACCGCTACGTCCCCCCGCCTCTCTTAGAGGCATTTGACCCCGAAGCGATCGACGACATCGACGAGTTCCTTGACTGGGTGGCGAAGGCTCGCTACATCCAGGAGCTTGAGGAGGGCATAGTCACCCGGGCAATCGTGAAAGCGTTCCCTGAGTGACGGCCCTGTCGCCGGTCGCTTTTGAACACAGCTCGCCTCCAGAAAAAATAGGAGGTGAACGAAAGGCATGAGTTTAGAGTCCGTTTTCAAACTGTCGCTCATTATGAACATGATCGACAATCTCTCGGGGCCGATGGCTGGTGTCGCGTCCAAGGTGGGCGCGAATGTGTCCAAGCTGGACGCGGTCAGCGAGGGCCTCGGGAACATGGCAAAGACCGGGGCTGTCATGCAGGAGATGGGAAGCCAGATCACCGGGGCTGTCCTGGCACCTGTAGAGGCGACCTTCGAGACGCGCCGAGCCCTGGGCGAGCTTGCCTCTCTGGGTGTGCAAGACTTGGGCGTGGTGGAGGATGCTGCCCGCAACTTCTCCGACCAGTGGGCCGGTACAACGAAGTCGGACTTCATCTCCGCAGCCTACGACATCAAGAGCGGTATCGCGTCGCTGACGGATGAAGGCGTCGCGCAATACACCGAACTTGCGGGCCTTACCGCAAAAGCAACGAAGTCCACGGTCGGCGAGATGACCTCGCTGTTTGCCACGGGCTACGGTATCTACAAGAATTACTACGACGATCTCACCGATATTGAGTTCGGCGAGATGTTCTCGGCGGGTATCTCTCAAAGCGTCAAGCAGTTCAAGACCACGGGTTCGGAAATGGCCTCGGCGATCGAGTCCCTGGGAGCTTCGGCGACGAACGCGAACGTCCCTCTGGAGGAGCAGCTCTCCGTCCTGGGTATGCTGCAAGCCACCATGAGCGGCTCTGAGGCTGGCACGAAGTACGCGGCCTTCCTGCAGGCGGCGGCAAAGGGCGGCGACGCCTTGGGCCTCTCCTTCCTGGACGCCAACAACCAGCTCAAGAGTATGCCCGAGATCATTGACCAGCTCCGAGGGAAGTATGGCGAGACGATCGACGCCGTTGAGAAACAACAGCTCGCGGAGGCGTTCGGAACGGACGAGGCCGTCGACCTCATCGACCTCATGTATGGTAAGGTCGGAGACCTTCAGACGAACATCGTCGGAATGTACGACGCGCTCGGCTCAGGCACAGGCGTCGCGCAAGCGATGGCCTCGGCGATCAATGAAACGGAGCCGGAACGATTTGAGCGACTGCAGCAGCGCATCCATAATGTCACCGAGAGCATCGGCGGCTCGCTGCTCCCGACGGTCAACGACTTCATGGGCGTCGGGGAACAAGTTCTCACAAAGGTCGGCACCTGGATAGACCAGAACCAGGAGCTCGTCCGCGTCATCATGCTTATCGTGCTCGCCGTGGGCGGCTTCCTTGTGGTAGGCGGCTCGCTCATCGCCGTCATCAGCGGCGTCGGCCTTGTCGTCACAAAGGCGATCTCCACGTTCAAGATGCTCAAGGCCGGGTTCCTGCTGGCGAAGGGGGCACTCACACCGCTCATCACGTCCGTCTGGAGCTTCACGTCGGCCCTGCTTGCAAACCCTGTGACCTGGATAGTCATAGGCATTGTGGCCCTCATAGCGGCCCTGGTGCTGCTCTACAACAAATGTGAGTGGTTCCGCAACGCGGTCAACGCGATCATCGACTTCTTTAAGGAGAAGCTCGGTGCCGCGCTGGAAGTAGCGAAGAACATCTTCGGTGCGATCGGCAACGTCATCGGCTCCGTCATGGACGCGGCGAAGGCCACCGTCTCGGAAAAGCTGGACAATATGAGGACTGCCTATGAGGCCCACGGCGGCGGCATACGCGGCGCGGCAGCCGCAGCGGTCGAGGGCGTGAAGGGCCTTTATACTGCGGGCTACACCTTCCTTGACAACCTCACAGGTGGAAAGCTCACGGAGATCAGGAACAAGTTCACGACCGCCATGAGCGGCATCGTCCAGGGCGTGTCCCAGAAATTCACCGAGGCCCGCGCCGCCTTCTCCAATGGCCTCAACACCATCAAGAACGCGGTCTCCGGCGCGGTGACGTGGTTCTTCACATCGGGCCAGCGCATCGTCTCCACCTTCGCAAACGGCATCAAGTCAGCTTTTTCAGGAGCGGTGGAGGCCGTCAAGAGCGGCCTGCAGAGGATACGCAATATGCTCCCCTTCTCCGACGCGAAAGAGGGCCCTCTGTCCACGTTGACCCTGTCGGGCCAGCGTACCATGACCACCTACGCCCAGGGCCTTACACAGGCGCAGAACGCGCCAGCGGAGGCCATGGAGAAGAGTCTGGAGCGAGCGAAGGTCACTCTCGAAAGAGAACCCACCAAGAAGGTGAACCTCGGCGGCAGCGGCGACCAGGCCGACGACGCCGACGAGTACGGAAGCCGCAGCTCCGGCAGCGGCAACACCATCATCATCCAAAAGTTACTCATGCAGGTCGACCTCAAGAAGATCAAAGACCTGCAGCAGCTCCTCGCGCTTCTCAAGGAAGTCGAGGACTTCACCAACGGCAACGGCGACGAAGATCCGAGCGGTGACTCGGACGCCGTGCCGACTCCGGCATAAAGAAGGGAGGACGACCATGATATACGTCGAAGACCAAACCATCAAGCTCAACGGGGTCGTCCTCCCTGGCCTTGTCAAAAGCATCGAGGTCACGGAGTCGGCAAAGGTAGACGAGCAGGAAGTCGAGGGCAGCGCGACCAAGCCGAAACAGGCGACGGGCTACGAGGACGCAAAGGTCAACATCGAGCTCATCATCGACGACACCCAGGCGGCGACCAAATACCAGAGGTACGCCACCCTCCGGGCGATCTTCCGTAAGCCCGGGCAGAACGTCCCGCAGCCCATCCCTATCGTCAGCGAGGACACAGCGGCCCACGGCATTGAGAAGGTCATCTTCAAGAAGCTCACCCATAAGGGGGAGAACAAGAAGGGCCAGCTCACCGCCTCCCTTGAGCTTTGGGAGTACATCCCGCAGACTATCACCGCCACCACGGCGGGCAGCGGCTCCCAGAGCTCCGGGGGCTCCGGCAGCTCCGGCGGCGGCACTGCCACCCAGAGCAGTCTCAGCGAAGAGTATGAGAGCTACCTGTCTACGAACCGGGGTAAGTCCCCGGCGGTCGATGACGCGGGTGCCGCCGAGGCTCTGAACCGGGTCGCTCAAATGCCGTATTGAGGAGGCAACCGTGGAAACAACAGAATTATATTATCCGCAGATCGCGGCCCGGGCGGGCCCTTACACCTTCGAGCAGGGTATTGAGATCGAAGTCCACTCCGCCAAGTCATCCTATTTTGACTGGGCGAAGATACGCTTCACGGGTCAGTTTCGCCCGGAGATCACGCTCAACAAGAAAGACCCCGCAGCGATACAGCTCGGCTACAACGGCGTCCTCGACGACGTATTCACGGGCTATGTCGCCAAGCCTTATGACGGCGGGGCCTACGCCAACGAAGTCAACCTCAAGGACGAAATGCTCATACTTGAGGAGACGGTCATCAACGACACATTCCTTGACACCACCCCGCAGGAGATGATCTCCTTCTTCCTGACAAAGGCGGGGCTCTCTGAAATGAAGCTCTCGTCCAGGGCATACCCACGGCGAAAGATGCTCCCGATCAGGCAGCAGAACGCCGTCCAGGCGATCAACACCGTCAACGCGGCGTGGGGCATCAAGGTGCCCTTCTTCTTCTCTGGCGGCGTCTTTTACTGGGACGAGAAGCCGGAGCAGGAGAAGGTCTACACATTCGAGCACGGCGTCAACATTCTCGGCCTGAACCGGGTCGGGGGCACGTGGGAGCTGGAAACGGTCTCCGCTCCGTTTGTAAAGCACTCCCACAAGATCGCCGTCATCCACCCGCAAGTGAGCGGAGAGGTCGAGGTTCAGAAGGTGGTCTTGTCCACCAACGACTCGGGCTTCATCCGCACCTACATCTACTTTTAACTCCTGAAAGGAGGGAGCGTCATGCTTGAAGAAATGGTCAAGGCGATCATCAAGAAATCCATCGCCGCAGACTATCCGCACCTGAAGCTCCCCACCGTCGTCTTTGCGAGCATCTCGTCGGCGACCAAGCTCGACGCCTACGACGTCGAGGAGCTGGTCATTCACAACGACGAGACGGGGAGCAGCTTCAAGGGCCATATCACCGCCAACTGGTACGAGTACACACTCACCGTCCTCGACCGTTTCGGGAACCCCGACGAGCAATATCCGACCCTTCCGGGAATTAAGTCCAGGAAACAGTTCAAGCCGGGGGCCTTAGTGGCGATCTCGCTCCCGTATGGAGACCTCAACCCGGCGATCATCGGGGAGGTGAGCCTGTGACGGGACTGAACGACACCGACATCCGTCTCAACGACGAATGGCAGCTCACCCAGGCGGCGGACGGCGACGCCCCGCTCTGCTCCGGGCTGGACTGTCTCTATCAGAACATCGCCCTCGAAGCGATCACGCAACCGGGCGACCTGTTCTATGACCCGTCCTTCGGGTGGGGCCTTTACGACTTCATCCAATCGGAGGACACTGAGCTCAACCGGCTCGAGATCATGCAGCGGGCTCGGCTCGGTCTGCAGAAGCGGGAGGTCATCCTCCCGGAAAGCATCAATATAAACGTAGACTTTGATGACGACGTCATCCGGCTCCTCTGCTCCTTCCGTTTTACCGGGGAGGACGCGAACCGGGATCTCAACGTCATCATCAGCGCGGTCAGTGTGGAGGTGATAACAGCATGATCGACAAAGAGATACTTGACGCCGTCATTCCCGTCCCGACGCTTGACGAGCTGAGAAACGAGAAGATCGCGGAGCTGAAGGATGAGGGCTTTGTTGTCACCAACTTCCACTCCGGCGGCGTGTTCTATACGACACTCATGGTAGTGCTCCGCATCAAGATCGAGCTGCTGCAGCTTGCCCGCCGCGTGCTGAACAATATGTTTGTCAGCCATGCCGGGGGCGTGTGGCTCGACCTGAAGGCAGCGGACTACTCCAAGAAGCGGAAGAAGGCGCAGAAGACCCAGGGCCTCGTCACCGTGTCCCGCATGGGCGCGGACGGCGAAGCTGTCAAGATCGCGAAGGGCCATGTGTTCAAAAGCATCATGGACATCAACGGCGAGGAGCTCCGCTACTTCACCACCGACGCGGCAGTGCTGCAGAAGGGGGTTCATTCGGTGGATGTACTCGTGGAAGCCGAAGCTGAAGGAAGCCGCTACAATGTGCCGGAGGGGCAGATCACCCGCACCCTCACCTACATCGGGGAGGTCACAATCTCCAACGGGGCGGACTGGATTGTGCGCGAAGGCAGCGACACGGAGGATGACGAGAGCGTGAGAACGCGGGCCCTCCGCTCCTGGTCGGAGCTGGCCCAGCTCGCGACTGAGGACGCCTTCATCAACGCGGCGGAGTCGGTCGCCGGAGTGCTGTTCGCACAAGCGGACTGCGACCATCCCCGGGGTCAGGGTACAGTCGACGTTATCGTGACGGGAACGGCTGGAGAAGCTACGGAAGGCTTGCTTGCGGAGGTCACGGAAGCCGTTGACAAGATTGCGGGCCCGTATGATAATATCCTTGTGAAGTCCTCCGTCACAGTCGCCCAGGACATCGAGGTCACGGTCACGACCAGCGCAGCGGACGCCGACGAGGATATTGAGACCCGCGTCAAAACGATCTTGACTGAGCTGCTCGCGGTGCGGCGAGGCCGGAAGCTCTACGAGCTGACCCGGTCGGACATCAACCACGCAATTCGCAGCGGTTATAGCGCGTCCACAAACGCCGAGGTCATCACCCCGGCCCAGGATGTGAAGCTGGAGAAGGACAAGGTCATCGCCCTCGGAGCCGTCACCGTGACGGTCAGAAGGGAGTGATCAGATGAAGCGGTTCGATAACTTCGGCGACTATATGTTTGACCTCCTGTTCGCTCCCCTGAAGAAGGGCCAGCGGGCGGTCAATCAGTTCCGCATCTTCTTCCGGGTCGTCGGGCGAGACTTTGATGACGTCAAGAAGGCGTTCTTCCGGGCCCGCGATGAGGCGAACGTGGCAAGCGCGTCGCCCGTCATGCTCCCGGTACACGGGAAAGACCGAGATATGCCTCGGCTTGAGGGCGAGGACATCGAAGCCTACAGGACGCGCCTCTCCATGAAGGGATTGATCTCGGAGTGGGGCGGCACACGACAAGGCATCCTCTACGCTCTCACCGCCCTCGGCTACGACCAGAGCTATATCGAGCCGTTTTCTGTTCAAGACCCGGAACGATGGGCCGAGTTTATCGTCTTTCTCAAGGGCTCCAAACAGAGCGGCGTTTACAACCTCGACGTCATCGACGCACAGGTTCGCAAGGTCAAGCAGGGCAGCAGCAAGCCTGCCTACGGCATGGAGGCCGGGAATGTCATTGTGTTCCGCTCCAGGCTTGAGCATGGCTTCTCGGATTATCCTCGTTGTGGTCAGCTCGTTTGTGGCGTTTGGCCCCATGTGGTAAGCGAGGGTTACTTGCTCGCCTCGAAGGTCACGGCACAGGGCGGAAAAGACTCCGGCGACGTCCAGTTCCCGAAGTCCGGCACATTCGCGGCGTCTGAGGAGTTCTATCACTTCGGCAACTATACCATCTACGAGGGGCTCGCCTCTGACATCGCGGCGATCTCCGGGGCTGAGAGCGGCGTCAAGGAATACTTGAGGTGTTCCGATACGGCCCGATGCTCCAGCACAACTCAAATGAGAGGAGGAAGCGACTAAATGGCAAAAACGCTCACAGACATCGGCATCCAGAAGATCGGGCAGCGGTTCGTCGACTCCGTCGATCACGCAGCCTTTACCTTGAACGGACAGCCGAAGGCAGTGCAACCCTTCCGAAAAATCGTCAGCGGCTCCGACGCGAGGGTGTATGTTTACTTCGATGACACGGTCATCGGTGACGTTTCCAACGTGGAGCTCGTCGACACTGACGGCGACGTCGTGGCGAGTGCTGGCGATCGGGTCTTCACCAAGACACAGGGCAAGGGGCTCTATGTAGCCTTCAAATACAACATCAAGGAAATGGAGGTCGAAAGCAGCGATGAAGCAGTATGAAAAAATCGGGTGGCTTGACCACGTCACCGATGTCGTGACGGGGGAAGTCATCCAAGAAGGGACGCCCGTGAGTCAGACGAACATGAACCACATGGACGACGGCATTTTCGCCAACCGGGAAGCCGCTATTCTCCATGAGGCTCAGATCGCAGCCGCGCAGCAGGAGATCAAGGTCTTGAAAGACGCCACGCTGAACAACATGGTCAACAACGTCTTTCTCAAAAATTTTGACTCCGTTACCGCCGTCGCGATCACGTCCGGGATTTATGACCCCGTGGCGCGGAAAATCTATGTATAAGGTCGCTTGCACCCGAAAGGAGGCAAGCTGCATCATCGGGAGCCTGTTTGGAGAGCTCGTCCCGATATGCAAAAAATGCAGGCAGCTCAAAGAAGACGACATCGTCCTTGAAACCGAGAGCGGCCTCGCCCTGGAGATCGGGGAGAACCTGACGCTCGAGGGAAAGAGCTCTCTCAGCGGTAAGCCTATCAAAATCAGACTGACCGACTACGGCCTGGAGTTCTACGGGGACATCACCGAGATCACCCGCGTCAAGGAAGCGAGGTGTGTCTATATTGGCTGAGCCGTCAGTTCTGCAAAAGAAGGCTGAGATATTCCTGGAAAGGGATGTCTACCCCTTGCTAAAAAACTTCCCCGTCTCGGAGAAGTTCTCCTTGAGTCAAGAGATTAAGCAGTCGTGCTTCAAGCTCATCCGCGCCGCCGTCATGGCGAACAACCTCACGGTCGTCAAGAAGCGGCTGGAATGGCTGGACGAAGCGGACGCGGAGAAAACCCTTCTCCTCGTCTTGTTTGGGATAGCAAAGACGCAGAAGTACATCACCCAGAAGAAGCTCTTTGAATTGCAAGGAAAGCTCAATGAGATCGGGCGCATCATTGGAGGCTTGCAAAAGTTCTTCATCAATAACGGGCAGCAGCCCAAAAAGTAAAGCACCTACTTAGGGTTATCTCTGTATGGTCTTCGTATCGCGCGAACCGTGGGTACAACTCGGCCCGCAACTGGAATTACAACAATGCTACGAACCAGAACGCGAACGTCGGTTTCCGCCCCGCCTTGTAGGTTATTTCGTCCGGCACGGTCACGGCTTTGCTGGCGAGTCCTTGTTATACTTCAAGGGAGAGGTAATCCTTCGCCATGTCTTGAGACGGCGTAAAAACAGTGATAGAGGCCCGCCCACCCTGTCGTATTGGGCGGCGGGAGGCTGTCTACAATGTGGGTATAAACCCGCGTCATAGGTGCCAAGCCGTTCTAACTGGAAAGGATGCCACAAATGACGAAATTCCCCATTTTGCACTACAACACTAAGAACACCAAAAGTAAGCTCGTCCCGCCGCCTATGCCGCCCTCCAAGTACGAGGATGTGGTGGGGTGGCCCATGATCGAGGCGAGCTATAAACAAGCCCTCAGAGGTCACAGGAAGTTTTCCCGTGAGGCCGTATGCTATGACCTTCTCTCTGAGGTGAACAACGTCGAGCTCTGGTCTGATCTCAAGAAAATTGAGAGCAGACCGCAGCCTGGGAGGCGCGAGTACAGTCCCGGCCCGTACCGTCACAGGACGATCACGGAGCCGAAGACCAGGAGCCTCCACATACCGCACCTTCGGGATAAGGTCGTGCAGCTTGTCATCCATGAGGAGCTCCAGAACCTTTTCCGCCCCGTCTTCGTTGACCGCTCCTTCGCCTGTATGTACGGCAAGGGCCCCATCCGGGCGGCGTTCAACGTGCAGCACGACATGAGGGTCGCCCGCATGAAATGGGGCGACGAGGTGGCGGTCATCAAGATCGACGTCAAGAAGTTTTTCTATAGCATCGACCGCCAAGTGTTAAAGAAGATCATCGCGAAGCGGTTCAAGAAGCTCAAAAAGAAGTACCCCGACAAGTACGAGGACTTCCTTCGGTTCTACCGGCTTCTTTGCAAAGTGATCGACTCGAGCCCGGAAGGCGAGACCGGCATACCCCTCGGGAATGTCAGCTCCCAGGACTTCGCCAACATCTACCTCAACGAGCTCGACCAGTATTGCATCCGCTTCCTCGGTGCTAAACTCTACACTCGGTACATGGACGACATCGTCATCATCGCGCCGAACAAGGAGATCGCCCGGGAGTGGCTGGCAAAGATCAAGGTATTCCTCCAGGAGAGGCTCCACCTTGAGACCAACCAAAAGACCAAGATTTTCTATGTGCGGCAGGGCGTGAACGCCTACGGCTTCAAAATCAAAGCGACGCACCTCCTTCTCCGAACCGAGTCCAAGCGCAAGGAGAAGCGGCGCATTAAGGCGATGATTAAGAAGCTCAAAGAGGGAAAGATCACGAAGAAAGAGATCGTCCAGGCGGTCAACTCGTGGCTCGGCTTCGCCCGGTGGGCTTGCGCCTACAATCTGGCGAAGAAGATATTCGCTCCCTACCGCTTCATAAAAACGGAAGGAGAGCTACCTTATGGCGCAATTTCTCGGAACCGTCAAGCTCGGCGGGTTCTACAACAACGGCTCCGTTCTGGCACGTCCTACAAGGCCGTGGCGTAACGACTCGACCCCGACCGGAGCCTCTGCTGCTGGCAACATCCCCTCGATGTCCGGCAGCATGGCAAACTACACCTTCGGCGACACTCCCGCAGCCGAGGCAAATCAGCTTCAATGGCATAAAATCCAGGACGGCGACAAAACGCTGCTCATCTGCGACCGCGTCATCCTGGTCAACTGTTCCTGGAACGACCTGAACAGTCAGGGCTACATCACCGGCAAGGAAGTCACGATTGACGGAGCGAAGTACAAATGCCGCGTCCTGACTGGCGGCACGGGGCCCAGGTCTTCGAATGATTACTACTCCGGCGGAACGCCTACCAACAACGAGTGGGACAGGTTCATCACCCGCGAGGAAGTCATCACCGGCCTCCCGGCCCCGGTCTCGTCCGACCTGGACAGCACGCAAAACGCGACCGACTTGAACAGCACTCACAACCAGTTTTGGAACTGGTACTACGTCTATTCGTGGTGTCAGGAGACATATTCTGGAAATTCTTCGTCTCGCGCGCACCGTGGGTACGCCTCGGCCCGCCTCTGGGGTTGCAACGATGCTACGTACCAGAACGCGGACGTCGGTTTCCGCCCCGTCCTTGAAGTCCTGAACACTGACCCTCTGATCTCTGACAGTGACAGAGACCTGGGAGATAAGAACAGCAACTTCACGATCACCTACACCGTCGACGACTCCGACTCCGGCGACGTCTTGACGGCGACGGAGTCGATTGATGGGCAAACGACGAAGTCGTTTGCCCCGACGCGAAATTCTGTAAATACGATCACCGTCCCGGTCGATGAATTGAGCCTCGGCTCGCACACGGTCAAGGTGGTCGTCACCGATGGGCAGGGCGGAACGGCGACCCGGACGTGGACGTTCACCAGAACGAACGCAGCCCCGACGATCTCCGGCACCGACACCAACCTCGGGGATAAGAACCTCGGCTTCACCTATCAGTATACGGTCGATGACGCGGACGGAGATACCCTGACGGTCGTGGAAGCCCTCAACGACGAGACGCTCAGAACCATCAACAACGCCCCCAGAGGAGAGGCTCTGAATGTAACCATCACGGGCGAGAAGCTCTACTCCTTGAGCCTCAATTCTGTCAATACCATCACGATCACCGTCACGGACGGTAAGGGCGGAACGGCGTACAGACGCCTCACCTTCAAGAGAACCAACTCCGCCCCGGCGATCTCTGGCACCGACACAGACCTCGGTCTCAAGACCGGCAGCTTCGCTGAAAACTACACCATCACGGACGTTGAGGGCGACAATGTGGTCGTCACTGAGTTCGTGGATGACGATGAGATCAGAAGCTACCAAGCGACGCTCGGAGAAGAGGCCACGATTGAGCTCACCCGTGAAAAGTGGCTCATGCTGACCAACGGAACGCACCAGCTCCGCGTCGAGGCCGTGGACGGCAACTTCGCGACCTCTGTCCGCGTCTGGAATTTCTCCAAGGCAGAGAACACGATCGCCTTCCAGTTCTCGGCCCCGGAGGAGACGGACGCCCGGGCGACCAAAATCCTCATCACCCCGACATGGAAGATCGAGGGCGCGGTCGCGAAGGTGGAGGCTTGCAACAACGCATTTGACGCCGTTCCTACATGGGAAGACATCACGGCGATGGTGCAGCTCAACCGAGTCTTCAACTTCACCAACGAGACCAAGACGGCGGACAAGTGGGGCGTGAATGTGCGCTTCACGATCGTCAAGAATGAGGGCTACGAAGGCGAAGTTTCTATCTCTGGATTTGGAGGTGCTTACGAATGAGCGAAATGCAGTATTTAACCCCAAAGACCTCCATCAAGGAGCTCAATCAGAAGGAGCGGCGCAGCAGCTCCGCCCAGGCCGTCGCTGAGATCATGTTCGTCAAGATGGCTCAGGAGCAGCAGCTCGATGAGGTGACGATCAACGAGTACCCCGACCTGTTTGTCGAGTGGGACGAGAATTGGAGAGGCAGCGCGGGCAGTATCGTCCAGGACGAAGGGCAGCTCTACCGCTCCATCCACGACGTCACCAACGCGGGACAGAATACTAAGCCTTCCGATACCCCCTCCATGTGGACGCGCATCGGAAACCCTCTCGAGGAGTTCCCTGAGTGGGTTCAGCCGCTCGGAGCACATGACGCCTATGCAAATGGCGACAAAGTGACTCACAACGAAAAGAAGTGGGTCTCCGACGTGGACTCCAACGTCTGGGAGCCCGGTGTCTATGGATGGTCTGAATATCCCGAGCCTGTAGCGGCCCAGGAGGCCGCAGAGGACGCCGGAGAGGCTACGGAGGGGTAACTACTACCCCAGGGGCAAAAAGCTAAAGGAGGGGCGGCAAAGGCCGCTCCTCCCCAAGCTAAAACCCGCCCCTTTACATGGGCGGCTCCCCCGTTTAGGGGGCCGTCGATGCAAGTGAGCGGGTTTCGGATTTACTTCTTAGAACCGGGCTATTTTTTCTCAAAAATTCTGTCCGAGTTTCGCAAAAAAATTGTCGCGCTACACTTGATCTATGAGAAGAAGGGTGGAAGCTGTTGAAAACAAGGAGGGCAAAACTGGGCCCTGGGCTGTCAAGACTGAATAGTGCAACAAGTTTTCTGTTGCAAATCGGTAAAAACGTAGAATTGCAAGGATTCAGCAGATTGAGACGATACGCAAATTGATTTCGTCGAGATAAGAGTGTAAAATAAAAAACAGAGATGTTTTTGGAAAAATACAGGTCAGGGGGAGAGAGG